CTTTTGTCAAGTGCGGTCCAGGCTAGATCGGATACACAGGGAGCTAAAGAAGAAAGGAACCAAGCTAGTGGCAGGGAAGAAAGTTGCCCGACAGAACCCGTTGATGGTCGCTGAAAGACAGTACCTTTCTTTACTCAGGTATTATGCAGGGGAGTTCGGGCTGTCACCACGCGGTAGGGTGGGTCTTCAAGTGGGTACAGATGACGATGACGATGGACTTGGGGAGCTTTTGGACTAATGCCGTTTAGTAAGAAGAAAGCGGATAAGGCCGTCAACTTCATCAAGAAGCTGAAGCATACCAAGGGCCGATGGGCTGGATCGTACTTTAACCTTCTGCCCTGGCAGGAAAAGGAGATAGTCCGCCCACTGTTTGGGACCGTGGATGCCAAAGGCAGAAGGCAATATCGCTTTTGCTATGTGGAAGTGCCAAAGAAAAATGGGAAGAGCGAGCTTGCAGGGGCAATCGCTTTGTTCTGTCTCCTGGCGGATGGTGAAATGGGAGGAGAAGTTTATTCGGCAGCAGGAGACAGAGCACAGGCAAGTATCTGTTTCAATGTGGCCCATAGTATGGTGAATCAAAACAAGACATTGCGCAAGCGCGTGGAGCCCGTCCCAAGCCAAAAGCGGTTAGTCGTCCACAAAACGAATAGCTTCTACACGGCTCTATCGGCGGAGGTCTTCACGAAGCATGGGTTGAATCCTTCAACCATAATCTTTGACGAGCTTCACGCGCAACCGAACCGCGATTTGTACGATACCTTAATTGAAGGGAGCGACTCCGCAAGGGAGCAACAGCTTGTTTTCATAATTACTACCGCAGGCATCAACGACAAAACGAGTATTGCTTGGGAAGTTCATTTGTATGCGGATCAAGTCAAAAGAGGGATCATCGAGGACCCAACTTTTTTGCCAGTGATCTACCAAGCAGGTGAGAAAGAGGATTGGGAAGACCCCGCAGTGTGGGAGAAGGTCAACCCAAGTTTTGGTGAGATATTTGATTTGGAGAAGATCAAGAAGCATTATGACCAAGTCAAATCTATACCAGCAAGGCAGAATAACTTTAGGCGGTTCCGCTTAAACCAGTGGACCGCGCAACACTCAAGATGGTTGCCAATGAAAGCGTGGGACGCGTGCGGAGGCAGGGTGGATGCTAAACAGCTTATAGGCCGGACCTGCTACGGCGGGTTAGACCTGAGTTCCAGCATAGACTTAACGGCTCTTGTGTTGGTGTTCCCGCCACAAAGTAACAATGAGAAGTTCAAAGTACTGTGCAACTTTTACATTCCAGAAGACAACCTTCTGGATAGAGCGCATCGTGACCGTGTGCCTTATGACCTATGGACTCGTGCTGGCCTTATTACACCGACTCCGGGGGATGTGGTTGACTACAACTTCATTCGCAGAGACGTTGTAAAGGCCAGCACTAAATTTAACCTTCAAGAACTGGCCTATGACCCGTGGGGAGCAGTCAAGTTAGCTGGCGAACTTTACAACGATGATGGGATTGAAATGGTTGAGTTTCGGCAGGGCTACAAGTCAATGTCTCCCCCAACCAAGGAATTGCTCAAAGTGGTTATGGGCCGCAAACTACTACATGGCGGGAACCCTGTCTTGCGTTGGAACGCGGATAACTTTGTGGTGGTGACTGATGCAGCGGAAAACGTAAAGCCAAGCAAGGAGAAGGCACGTGAGCGCATAGATGGGGTTGTCGCCTTAATTATGGCATTGGACAGAGCAATTAGAAACGAAGCAAGCCCTTATGAACAACGAGGGCTGATCGTCTTATAGGAGGATCAATATGGAACATAGAACATTCAGCATACAACTGGGGGAGACTCGGGGAGAGGAACGCGCTGTTGAAGCGTCCCTGTCCAGCGAGTATCCCGTCCAAAGGGCTAGCGGCAAGGAAGTGCTTGTGCACAGTGAGCAAGCTATTGACCTGTCACGCGCACCGTTGCCTTTGCTGCGGAGCCACGAGCAAACCGACTTACCCGTTGGCATCGTTGAAAACCTAAAGGTGGTAGGCGACAAGCTGCGGGGTTTACTCAGGTTCGGCAATAGCTCGCTGGCAAAGGAAATATGGGAGGACGTTAAAAGTGGAATCCTACGGTCACTTTCCATCGGGTACTTACCGTTGAAGGAGGAACGGGGTAACGGTGACAGCTACAAGGTCACGCGCTGGCAACCTTTGGAGGTAAGCCTTGTGAGTGTCCCTGCGGACAGTACCGTGGGCATCGGAAGGAGTGAAGGAGGTATGGATAAGAACGATGTTTTGAAACTCAGGAAAAAGACCTTGGGCGAGTTAATTGCTCTAACCAAGACGATGGGTGAAACACCCTTGGAGGACGTGACGCAGGAAATGTCTCGTTCGTGGAACGACAACTTGAAGGCTCTTGAGGACAAGCTCGAAGCCATCAAGGTTCTGCCCACCAGGACGGATGACAGAGGTTTGTTCGGTGAGGATCGGGACGAGGATGCTCCCACGCTGGTTTTCGAGGACAATCACGGGAATACTCATCGTGCTATTTCTCCAAAAGAGCGGTTCCCGCTTGACGGTGACCATGTTGACGGTGACGGTGGTATCCGCGCCGGATCAATGGGCCGAATCCTACGGGCGCGTTTACTCGGTGATCCCACTGAACTCAATGACGCTGAACGGCGAGCAATGGGTGAAGGGACAGGTTCTTTGGGTGGCTGGTGGGTTCCAGAGGAATTGTCTGCACAGGTGATTGATCTTGCCAGGAACAAGACGGTTTGCATGCAGGCTGGAGGATACACCCTGCCCATGAGTGGGCCGGAATTGACTCTGGTGAAAATACTCACAGACCCTACGGGGTACTGGGTGAAAGAGTCTGAGGAAATCACGGAGTCTGAGGGTAGTATTGGACCTATCACGTTGAAGGCCATTAAGCTCGGTGTGCTGGTGAGGGTGTCCATGGAACTGCTTGAGGACGCACCGAATGCAGGACAGGCCATTGAAAATCAGATTGCTTCTGCAATGGCCTTGGAACTGGACCGTGTTGGTCTGTTCGGTGACGGAGTAAATGAACCGCGTGGATTGTGGGAATGCACAAGCGTGAACTCCCGTTCAATGGGAACCAACGGTGCCGCGCCCACGAATTACGATAAGTTTTCGTATGCGGTGCAGGATATTGCGGCGGAGAACGGTGAAGCCAACGCGGTTATCATGGCACCAAGAACCTTCTACACCATTGATCGGTTGAAGGAAGGCACCACGAATGCCCCCCTGCGGGGTCCGGCGTCATGGGAGAAGTTGACGAAGCACGTCACAAACCAAGTGCCGATTACTCAAACGCAGGGAACTTGCTCAACCGCTTCATGTGCCTTTGTCGGTGACTTTAGGCAGATGGTGTTCGGGATGAGGAAGAACATTGCCATTGAAGCTACGCGTGAGGGTGGCACAGGGACGTTTGCCAAATACCAAGCCTTGATCCGTGGGGTTCTGCGTGTGGACGTGGCAGTCCTGCGGGAACCCTGGTTTACTCTTATCAAAGGCATCAAAGAAACCTAAAAGGAGGTGTTAGGATAATGCACGAACTAGACGAGCAATTAAAAGTTGACATCGGCCTTGTCTCCCAGGCGTTGAACAACACAAACGCCACGGGCAAGTATTACGACATGGCCGAATACAGGCGTGCCATTGCCATCCTTAGCGGTGGCGCAATGGCCGCAACCAAGACAACGGCGTTACAGATCATGGAGGCCACGGACGGTGACGGTACGGGCGCACAGGCCATAAGTGGCAAGCTGGCAACCATAACCGCTAACACCCTGGTAACAGAGTGTACGGTAAGCCTCGGAAGTGCTGCTATCACGGACGTTGTAACCATCAACGGCATTGCCTTTACAATGGCTGCGGGTACGGATGCAACAGCCCGTGAGTTTGCCGACGACGACGGCCTGGCAACCTGCGTGAACGATGAGACATACGGCGTATCCGGCGTAAGTGCAACAGCGACAGGCGATGTTGCCACGTTAGTCGCAGACCCCAAGGGTGATGCGGTTATCACAGTGAGCAAAACGGAAAACGCTGGCACGATCACCCTGGCAACGACAAAAGCGCAAGCCTACGTTGAACTTGAAGCTATGGATTTGACAGCCGACTTTACTCATATCGCTTGTAAAGTCACCACCACAGCCAACAGCAACGTGGCGGTTGTGTTGTTAAGAGGCTCAGCGCGGAAGCCCATAACACAGAAAGTGGGGGCTTCTGCTTAA